CGTGAGGCGTGTGCGATTGTGTGTGATCGCATGGTGATGTACGGGCCGGTTGCAGAAGTTCAGCAGCGGTACAACAAAGCATACGCAGATTGCCGGGATAAAATCAGAGAACGAGGTGTGAAATGAGCAAAGAAGCGTTTGAGAAGGTGTTTCCGGTGCCTGAAGGGGTGGCATGCCCAGTCACCCACAGGATAGTGCCAGTGGAGTTGCTGGAGCGCTGTTCACGAGAGTTTCAATCGCTGGAGGGAACCGAGCTTGCATACCCAGAACACGCTGCAGCAGTGCAGTGCTACCACGAACTCCGCGCCATCATCGACAAGGAGTCAACATGAGCGAATTCGTAGGACTGACCTTTGAAGAGGTCGAAGAGATCATCAAGAACAATATCAAGATCACCGACCCGAGGCTGTACGAAGGGGTCTTCGGCGTAGCGGTGGACATTGAAATGGCCCTCAAGGAGAAGAACACATGACAGCGCATTACTTGTTCGCCAAGTGGTCACGGCGCGGCGAAGTGGAACGCATAATATACAACATCATCGGCACCGACGAGTTCACTCGCGCGGATGTGGTGCGTCTCGCACTGGAGCAGGGAGGGGTGCTGTCCAAGCTGCAAACCAAGTCCCGCCGTGCTGCAGTGGACGACGCCATAATCGAGATGCGAAACTTCAAGCGCGTGGAAATTGCCCGTCCAGCAGGCGGGCGCGGCGAGGCCCACATCTACCGATGCGTGGAGATACCCGAGGCAGAGGACACTTTCCCCGTGCCGGATCGCCCGGCATCCACGATGACAATCCGCGAAGAACTGATTGCAAGGCTTGCTTGTGCGATGGCGAGCAATGCTGAGTTTTTCTTCCAAGCCTGCCCGGAAGGGGTTAGGACGATGGAGTACGTAAACAGCTGTGCAATCGAACAAGCCGACGCGCTGATAGCAGCGATGGAGAAAAGAAGATGAAATGTATTCTTTTTGGTTGCTTGAATGACGCGCCATTCGGCGGCTTTTGCCAAGAGCACAACACTAACCGTAACTGGCCGGAGTATCAGGCTGTTGGTTGCATGGGAGATGCTCCGACGGTGAAAATAACAACCCCCACCGCTGACGAAATACTGACGACCGCTGCCGGACACCTGAAAGATCGTGCGGTCACCTACGACCAGCCGCAGGGTGAGCGCAGCATGGGCAAGACGGTAGCCATGTTCAACACGTTGACCGAGCATGGGCTGACGGAAGAACAAGGCTGGCTGTTCATGGCTTGCCTGAAAATGGTACGCGCACAGGCGGGCAGATACCGTGCCGATTCCTACGAGGATGGGGCAGCGTACTTTGCGCTGGCCGGAGAGAGCGCAGCACAGGAGCGGGTATGAGATTCAAGAAACTCACCCCCACGGCGACCACGCCGACACGCGGGACACCCGGCGCGGCCGGGCTTGATCTGTACTCAGACACCGAGTGTCTGCTGGTGAATTACGCCACGACGATGGTAGGCACAGGGATTGCCGTAGAGATTCCCGAGGGCTACGTGGGGCTGGTGACGGTGCGCTCCAGTCTCGGCAAAGCCGGGGTGTCGTTGGTCAATGCCGTCGGCGTCATCGACTCCGACTACCGGGGAGAGATCATGCTGGCGCTGATCTACTCTGCCAGTGTCGGCGGGCACTACGTGCACCGTGGGAGTCGCATCGGCCAGCTGGTCGTCGTGCCGGCTCCGCTGTTTGATCTGCAGGAAGTGGACGAGCTGTCTGAGACAACACGCGGCACCGGCGGTTTCGGGAGCACTGGAAGATGAACGACGACATTGAAGAACAGTGGGTTGATAAACAGACCATTGATCGCAATGCGTTGGACGACGCCATCAAGAAGTTTCTCGCCAAAGGCGGGAAGATCACGCAGATCCCTGCAGGAATCACGACCCTCGGTGCTATCGCCGACCACGAGGCTCGGCGCAAACTGGACCGCATAAAGAGCTTTGGAGACAAGGGATGAAAGACTATGCGCTTGAGATAAAAATAAAAAACAACTTCTTGCTAACCATGATGCGACGACATGGGTTAAACACAGCTGCTGAATTGGCAAGAGCGTGCGGAGCATCGCAAAACGCCATTGGGGAAATGTTAAACCTGAAAACGCCAGCGTACACGTCAAGAGGGGAGGTGGTTACCTGCGTCCAGCGCGTGTGCGACTTTTTCCAATGTACCCCAGACGACATTTTCCCAGAGCAGCATCTGCAAAAAACCCTGCCCGTCAATAAGGCCTTCCTTGAAGCCAACGCTGAAGACCTCGTCCCCATGTACATGCGGCTAGAAAGCCGGGATCCGCTTGATCTGCTTATAGAGGAAGAACAGGAAGAACTAGAGCACGCCGCAATTGCCTCGAACCTCTCAACGCTTAGCCCAAAACAGCGAGAAGTGCTGGCGTTTCGTTACGGCTTGGGGGAAGACGCCGATAGGGACCTTACGCTGACGGAAACTGCAGCAGTGATGAAGAGAAGTAAGGAGCGGGTGAGGCAGGTAGAGGCCCACGCCCTTAGACTGCTAAGCCACCCGAGGCGAGGACTGCAGGATCTACGGGGGTATGAATGAAGCCCAACAGCACCCCCGACAAAGAAGACCGCGCCCTGCTAAAGGGCAAAAGCCCCAGCTATATCGCCGGCTGGAACAAGGTAAAGCACCGGGCCAAGGAGCAGGCAACAGCAGGCTGCGCCCGCGCCTCACGGCCCGGGGCCCGCGGGCGTAAACCAAAGGAGAACCTCGAGTGATCAAGCGCATCCACGTCAACCAGCACAACATCCGCGCCAACACCAAGGGCGCGAACCTGCCCGTGCTGTCGGTCAAGACCTACAAGGACAACACCCTCTGCAACGCCGTGCAGGTGCTCGGCCCGTGCAAGGTGGTCTACAGCCCCGACAAGCCGCTGTCCTGCGGCGCCCGGGTCTGGATAGAAACAGAGGCTGAAGTTGTTGTTTCATAGCAGATATTACATGGCTTTTTCATGTTGTTTTGTACATACTAGCAGGCTAATACAGGAGATTCACAATGCCCAAATCACCCAGCAACCACCAAGGCTCCCCCCAAGAAACCCCAGACCTCGAGCAGCTGGACAAAGACTTCAATGCCATCCAGCACACCCTCAGCCAAATGAGCGCCTCCCATGTCTGGGTCCTTCTATGCACCTGCATCGTCCGGTACTGCCAAGCCAACCAGATTCATCTCCTCTCCCTGATCGCCGCCCTGAGGGACCTCTGGGTCATGCTGGAACAACACGAAAAGGACAACAAAACAGCCCCCAAGCAGAAACAGGACAAGGTGGTTCATTAGGGAGGGGCTTTGTAGGCCTCCTATGGGGCTTTTTAAGCGGTTTTCGGTTAAGGGGCTACAGGGGTACCTGTTTTTGGAGAAAGTCGCTAGAAGCGGTTTTGGGGAGGCAGGGAGGGGGCTTGTGGGACAGGGTGCTCGGCTCATGGCTCATGGCTCGCGGCCCGGGGCTCGAAGAGGGCGGATCAGGAGGCAAGGGGAGCGTAGAAGGGGTCAAGGAGGACGGGGAAAGGCTCGCGGCCCGGGGCTCATTACAGTTCTGTTTGATATAAGGACGAAAAAGCTTGTTTCATGGAATTACCAATAACAAGTGAAATTGATGTGTTTGGTGTAATGGTGGGTGAAAAATGTATGTAGATCAGAGGGTTATCTATTACGTACGGTAAAAGGGTGAAAAGTAGTGGTGTAGGAGTGTTTGTAGTGGTCAAGAGGGGTATGGAACACAATATGTTGTGGTGTATAGGGATTCTCTAACCACGGCGCGTTTTCGTATAATCATAAATTTCATGATATCGAGCTTAGAACCCTATATAGGGAAATTTTCTTTGAAATCATTACGTCTGGGAGGAGATCATGCCTATAGCTTTTGACCCGTCGGAGCGCTTCCGATGGACACATCGATGCAAGGAATTCACTGTGGATTGGACGGATCCCGACAAATACAGGACGCGCTACCCCTTGGCGAAGATGCAAGTGGGGGACTTTTTCGTGATAGAACCCGTCGGAACCCGGATAGTGAACGCTAAACGGGCCGTTTTTCGGTGGGTTTGTCGGGCCAAGGCAGCATGGACGAAACTTCGTCCGGATAAGCCGTACCCCAAGTTCACCTGCCGCCCGTCCCGGGATCTTCCCGGGGTGTATGTTTGCAGAAGGGGCAGATAGGGGGGGTTTAATGCCGACTTATGACGATACACAGAACCACCACATAGCGTGGCCCGGGTGCCAGATGCACTTCTTGGTCGAGACTCCTGCCACGAAGTCGGGGCTC